CTAGAAAAGAATCTAGAAAAGTTATATATTTTATATAATGATCATATATTACTATATCGTAAAATATCACCTCCATCCTTAGAAGATATTTCAGAAACCAAACTTACTAGTGAAAGGTTAATAGAAGAACTTCATGACTATTTGGAAGAAAATTCTAAAATTTATAAACACCCCTAGGGCTACCTTATGATAATAAATGGTGAAAAATGACTAAAAATATTGAAAAACTTATAAAATCTAATTCTGAAGATGATGTATATCTAGCTTATATTCTAATTAATGATAATAAGAAATTTATTGATTTAATATTTAAAATGAAAATTGATGTAAGAAACATTTATATCCTTAATGAAAATACTTATCAAACATATGTACGTGTAAGTAGTAGTGATCTAGGTTGGTATAAAAGAGAAATTGATAGAAAAGAAGATGCTTTTTCAGTATATTTGAAAAACTTTTTAATAAATATTAAGCCACTTAGAATATATGGAATGATCGGTAATAAATTTTTAGTATTAAATGGAAAAGATGAAATATAAAAACGAAAGCATCAAGAAACTACTAAAGAGTAAAAATAAATCTGATATATTATTAGCAATAAATGCTATGATTTCTAAAGATTTTCCTTATCATATGTTCAAAATGTATATGAAATTATCAGAACCAAAAGGAGCTTTTAGGAGTATTGGAAACTCAAATTTTATAATTATTAACAAAACAAAGTGTATTGCTATCGGGGATAATGGTGCAGTTTTCGTACCTTTGACCTCAATGAGATATTACAAAGGTGATATAACTGAAATAAAACATGAAAAATGGGAAAGACCAAAGAAATGTTAATAAATGAAGATTGGGAAAGAGTAAATTTAATGGAAGAAATTTATTTAAAAGAACAAGAAATACAACAGGAGAGAGAATTTTATGGAGAAGATACTAAAATTGTTACAATCAGGGGACAAAGCAGACTTAGAAATTGCATTAGAAATAATAAAATCAAACGAAGAAGAGTTTTTAAAACTATTCAATAATCAAGAACGTATTAATATAAATAGACCTTTGGTAGATGAATATAATTATATAGTATGTAAACTTTCTGGTGGAAAAGTTTTAATTATTGGATTTTCTACACTTTGGATTAAAAATATTCCTGTATCTTTTCCAAAAAAGACTACTTATAAATATGTATAAAATGAATATTGATTTCGAATCTTTTGAAGAACTTATAAAAAAGGGACATTCTCTTGACTTTATTTATCTCTTACAAAAAATAAAAGATAATGAATCTGTGGAATCTAATAGCCAGAGAGTTGTAAATCTTGTAACTACTCTGGAAAGAAAGAATCTTGTATATGAAGGTAAAATTACTGATACTGGGTTGGCTTTATTAGAATCCTTGCAAAACTCTAATAAAAAAGTAGTTAAAAAAACTGTTGATTCTTCAGAATGGGAAAAGTTCCTAAAAGCTTTTCCACCAAAAAATAAGTTTGTGTGGAAAGGTAAATCTTTTGCTGGAGATAGGGGAATCAGAAAGAACACCAAAGATGGTGAAGCAATATTCAAAAAAATTCTTTTAAATGAAGGTTATACTTGTGAACAACTACAAAGAGCTGTAATTGCAGAAGCCATTAATAAAATGGATTTATCTATTTTACAGAATATGAATAAAATGCAATATTTTGTAAATACGGAATCTTGGTTGAGACAAAAGCAATATTTATCTTGGATAGAGGAAGGTTCTGAACTTTCAGATAAAGATATTGAAGAATATTATAAAGCATTCTCATCCAAAATTAAAAAGTCAGGGAGTAATACTATAGATATATGAATGATAAAATTATAAAATTAATAACTTCTAATATTATAGAAGATGTATTTTTAGGTTTAAATTGTATAAAAGGTATAAAAGATATTTCTAAATTTAAACAATGGTTAGATAATCCACAAGTTTTTGTTCTTTATTTAAAAAAAAATTCTTGGATTAATTTTGATTGTGGTATATTAAAAGATGAATTTGCTATTTATACTCATAAAGGTAGTTCGTATATTTTTGCTATTAATAAAATTGATCCCGCAAATAGATTTTTACCCCATACCTATTATTCACAAATATTATCAATGTCTAAACATAATTCTTATTATAAAGATTTTAGAAGATGACAGATAAAATATTAAAATTATTAAATTCTCAGCATGAGGAAGATGTTTTATTAGGAATAACATTATTTGTAGAAATTCCAGACTTTTTAAAATATCTTCCCAGAAAGTTTGAAACAAGTAATTTTGAAATTCAAGTTCTTTGGACAGTTGATAATCTTGTTTCATACAAAGATAAATTTACAACTACTGGGATAATTTTTGATGATTTTGTTATATATAGAATTTCTAATACTCTTGTTTATGCTTCTATAAACAGTAGTTTTTATAGAAGTTGTATAAAACATAAAGGTTTCTTAGATAATAGAAATATAAAAAGATAACAATGAGTGATTTCGATAGATTATATGAAGAGATTGAAAATGGGATGAATGGTAATAATCTAGGTCTATCTATGGGATATGACAGACTAAATAAGTATATTGGTATAAGAAAAAGAATTTATACTTTGGTATTTGGACCAACAGGTAGTGGTAAGACTGCTTATGTACATAATAGTTATATACTAAATCCGTATGAAGATTTTATATCTAAGGGTAAAGGTAAATTTAAAGTTATCCTTTTCTCTATGGAAAGGAGTAAAATATATACTATTGCCAAATGGTTAAGTAGGAAGATATTTATGTCTGAAGGAATACTTATACCTATTCCTAAGATGATGGGTTGGTGGAAAGATAAGTTAACAGAAGGAGAATTACTTCTTATAAAGAAATATAAATACTATATAGATGATCTATTAAAATATGTAGATATAATAGAAGGTGCTCAAAATCCTACGGGTATTTATAAATATCTTGAACAATATGCTGAAAATCCATTAAATGGTAAGAAAAATAGAGTAAGTGAATTTCACAGTATATACAATCCAGTAGATCCAACAGAAATAATTATACCAATAATTGACCACATTGGTCTTGTAAAACCAGAAAAAGGACAAAATAAAAAGGAAGCAATTGATAAGACTTCTGAATATATGCAAAAAGCAAGAGATTTTTGGGGTTATTCACCAGTAGTTGTGAGTCAGGTAAATAGAGATTTGAGTAATCCAATATACCAAAAAATGGGTTCTTTTGAGCCCACAATTGATAATGCTAAAGAGTCAGGTAGACCAAGTGAAGATAGTGATAATGTTGTAAGTATTTGGGATCCAAGGAGATATAATACAACAGATCCATCTTACGATATTGAAAAATTTGTAGACCAAACTACTGGAGCAAACTATTTTAGAAGTGTTAAAATACTAAAGAATTCTTATGGAGAAGATTCTATAAGAGTGGGAATGGGATTCCACGGTGCAACAGGTACATTTAAAGAACTACCTAAACCAGGTTTAATGGAAGGTTTTAATTATGAAAATTTATATGACGGAACTTTTTTCTATTAAAAAATTAATAGAATCTAGGAATTTTGACGATTTTTATTTGGGAGTTTATTTATATAAACAATCAGGTAAAACTTTTTATCAGTTTTTAGATTTTATAGTTCATACAAAACGTAATTTACTTGTTTGTCCATTAATAAAAAGCAATATATGGCCAGGATCGATGTATTCACTTGAAAATGAGTGGGGAATAGATAAAGACGATAATAAAAATTGGGGATTTACAGAAGATCATTTAATAATATGGGAAAATATTTGACCTATGGTAGATTATAGTAAATTAGTTAAAATACACGATGCTCCTCCTATAACAATTGATATATTATCAGGAGAAGCTATTGAACAAACTGTTGATACCCTTCTTAGTATAAAAAAGAGATTGGCAGAAGAGATTAAAAAATATCCTAAAAGTTATAAGACACCTATAGAACAATATCATCATATTGAAATAGATTCATATTCAGAAGATGATTATATAAACATCTATTTAAATTGCTATAGAGTTAAAACAAAAAAAGAAGTTGAGAAAGAAAAATTAGAAGAAAAAAGGTATAAATTACAAAGAAAGAAAGAAGAAAAAATAGAAAAAATAAAAAAAAAGAAAAAAGAATATCAAATATATTTAAAGATTAAAAAACGATTAGACAATGATAATAAAAAGTTCAAAGACGTTAAGAATTGCTAATATTGATGAGACAAGTTCAACTTTGAAACCAGGAGTTTATCTTCTTAAATTTGATGAGATGAGACATGAATATTATTTCCAACAGAAGGAAAATTTCAAACTTCCTAAGAAGATTTATGGTAATTATGATGTTGCTAACAGATGGCTAAAATCATACGAAAACAACAGTGAAAAAAATATGGGGATTATTCTCTCTGGTTTAAAGGGTACTGGTAAAACAATTGATGCTCAAAAGTTCTGTATTCTCTCTAAGAAACCAGTAATTCTTATAAATGAACCTTTCCATGGCTCTGATTTCATAGATTTCTTAACAAATCCAGAGGTATCAGAAAGTATTGTATTTATAGATGAATTTGAAAAAATCTATGAAACACAAGACAATGATAAAACTTCTGATATTTTATCATTATTTGATGGAAATTATGCTACAAAACTGATATTTTTACTTACTGTTAATGACATGTCAATTTCTGAATATTTAGTTAACCGTTTAGGTAGAATTAAATTCAGAAAACATTATACAGACCTGGATGTAAAAATTATTGATGAAGTTATTGAAGATTTATTAATAAATAAGAATCATAAAGAGAGTATTCACTTACTTTTTGAAAAGTTAGGTATGAGTACATTTGATATTCTAACAAATGTAATCAAAGAAATGAATCTCTTTGATGAAGATGCATTAGAGGTGGCGAAACATCTTAATTTAAAACCTCACGGTAGATCTTATAATGTTGACGAAATTATCAATGATATGGTATATGAATGCTATATGCAGCATAGTATTACACCTGACGAAAGAGAAATTATTATTGAAAGAAGAACAACAATTATTGGTGAAGAACATTTTCCATATCAAGAAGTTATATCAATGAATGATTCTAAGATTGAAAGAATTAACGGAATATCTAAATTTAGAATTAAAACTTCTACAGGAAAAGAATTTATATTTAGAGAAGTTAAAGAAAACTCATTAGTAATATGAAAGATATCTACAAAAACCTTGGTCAGAGAGCTTATTTTGAAGAAGCTAAAAAAAGAATGACTTCAAGAGAAGCTACTGACCAAGTTTTAAAAGAAACATTAAGTATAAAAGAAGCTGAATCTGAGATACTTATATGCGCTTGCAATTCATCAGAACATCAAATCATTATCCATAAAGATTCAGATGAGAATACTGTATATTGTCATATACATCTTGTAAAAAGGAGATTTTGGAAAAGGTTTATTTTGGGAATAAAATACATTTTTGGATATAAGTGTAAATTTGGACATTGGGATGAATTTATATTTAAACCCGAACATTCTCAGCAGATTCAGAATTTGCTGGAATATTTAAACAGGAAATTATGAAAGATGAATATATAATCATAAATAAGACAGCTATTCAAAAAAGAATAGAGGAGTTAGAAAAAGACTCAATACATGTAGAATGGCAACGTAATATAAAAACCCATAATGGCCATTCTCCACAACAAAGAAAAAGAAAGGAGATGGTTGATTTAGAATTGAATACATTAAAAGAAATTTTATCTGATTTAACTCCTTTAATTCCTGAGATTGAAAAGGCTTTTGATGCTGGGTTTCATAAAGGATATAATGTAGGGCAAGCTGATGCTCAAAGCCATCCATTATCATTAACTATTGCTAATCATATTCATAATGATAGACAAGACTACATCTCAAACTTAAAACTTGACATATGACAACACCGGTAAGTTTTGAATTAGCAAAGTTGCTAAAAGAAAAAGGGTTTGATAAAGAGTGTTGGAATTATTATACTTTAGCTTATGGTAAAAAACCATATATAACACAAGGTATAGAATATCAATCAGATGCTAAAATAAAATTTGATTGGAATTGTAATAATAAAGATTCTAAAAGAATACAAGCACCTTACCCTAATACTTATCACATAAGTCAATGTTCAGCACCAACCATTGCAGAAGTAGTAATGTGGTTGTATGAGAAGCATGGGATTTGGATTAGTGTAGTTCCTTATAATGATGAAGAACTATCACAAACTCTTTGGGAAAATAAAATAATTGATATAGCAGATGACTACAATGATTATTCTGATTATACATTTTATCATTCACCAACAGAAGCATATGAAGCTGTTATTCTGTACACTTTAAACAATTTGATATGAATAATATTCCTACACCAGAAGAATGGTTGAAAAACCATAAAGAACTATCTGAAAATGATGTTGCTTTATATGATGAAGACGGTTATGCAGGAGTTGATAATAAAGCTTTGTATACAATAATGGAAGAATATGGTAAGTTAATGGTAAAATTCCATGTAGAAGCAGCATTAAAAACTGCTGCTGTAAAAACTGCTGTTGAAAAAGCTGATTTTGATTATCATTTGATTTAAATAAAGAATCTATTCTTAATGCTTATCCAAAAGAGAATATAAAATGAAACATCTATTTGTACCATAAATTTGGTAAATTCAGAATTTTTCTATATATTTGTAGTATGAAAACTTATATTTATATATTACAAGACCCCCTAACTGAAGAAGTTAGATATGTAGGAAAATCTAATAATCCAAAAAGAAGGTATCAATCTCATTTATGGGATAAACCTAAAGTTAAATATTATAGTTATTATTGGATACAATCCTTATTAAAAAAAGGATTAAAACCTATATTAACTATAATAGACGAAACTGAAAATAATTGGCAGGAATTAGAACAATATTGGATTGAACAATTTATTTGTTGGGGTTTTCGTTTAACTAATATAACAAAAGGTGGTGAAGGTAGTTATGGTGCAGGAAAATGGAACAATAAGCAAATTTCTTCCTACGATGTAGAAGGTAATTTTATAAAAACATTTATATCTATAAAAGAAGCATCTATTTATTATTCTATCTCTCCAAAACAAATAAGAGATGTTTTAAAAAATAGAGGTAAAATTTGTCATAAATTACAGTTTAGATATGGTAATAGTAAATTTTCTATTGGAAGACCTGTTTTAAGAAAAATAAATCATAAAGGTATTTTAAGATTATCTTTAGAGAATGAAATAATAGATGAATTTTTATCAGCTAAAGATGCTGCTGAAAAATTAAATCTATATCATGCAAATATTTATCAATGTTTAAACAATAAAAGAAAAACAGCATATGGCTATAAATGGAAATATAAATAAACTTTTTGTCCCTTACGAGATAGCTTTAAAGCTAAAAGAGAAAGGATTTGATGAAGAGTGTTTTGGGAACTATGATTGTTGGTCTAAAAACGAATCAGCAAGACTCATGATTGGTGTTTATCCTTATTTTTTAGGGCAAGAATACGCTAAAAGATTTGATAAAACGTGCATATTAGCACCTCTTTATCAGCAAGTAATTGATTTTCTGGAAACCTGTGGAATTTATATCAGAACTTATCCTTCATTATTATCATATCCTATGTGGTGGGATTGGGAATTACAAATAAAATTACCATATAAGATAATATCATCAAAGGATGATGAACAATATAAAAACAAGTATGAAGCTTTAAATAAAGCTATTGAAGAAGCATTAAAACACATACCATGAAAAGTATAGTCAATTATAAATATGATAAGGAATTTGGTGGTTATCATATAACAGTTGATAATTATATCATACAAAACATTGTTCTAAATTGGCTACCATTAGGCAATGAGTTTACTATATCAGATATTCTTCAACAGTGGTATAAGCATTGGCATAAATCATTAGGAAAAGTAAAGCAATACTGGCCACCAAAAAGACAAACACTTTCAATACTTTCGGATTATGTGTAGTATCTTTGCAAAATGCGAGATATTAGACAAAAAGAAGCGGCAGAAAAGTGGTGTGCAAGTAACAGAAAATCAATACTTTATTGTTGTCCTAGGTTTGGAAAGATACGGACTAGTATATTAATATTTGAAAAGCTCAAGTATAAAAATATACTAGTTTGTTATCCAAATACCCCAATAAAGACTTCCTGGGAAGAAGATGTTATTTTATGGAAATATAAAGGAAATATTAAATATTCTACATTTTTGAGTCTTAAAAATGAAGATTTATCTAACTATGACCTAATAGTTTTAGATGAAATTCACTCTATGAGTGATGCTCAGATATCCCATTTAAAGAACAATTTTCCAAGTTGTGACATTTTAGGCCTTACTGGTACTTTAAGTGACTATACTGAAATAAATCTCAAAAATGAACTTGGTTTATCAGTATGTTTCAGATATCCTATTGAATTAGCCATACAGGAGAATGTGGTATCTGATTACAGAATTCAGGTGTTTCAAGTACCATTAGACAATTTAATACTAAATGATTATAGTACTAAAAAGCTAAAAATCCTATTAACAGAAAAGGAGAAATTTGATAAGCTAACAAAAACTATAGATTGGTTTGAATCAACAGGAAAAGATCCATTTCATCTACGTTTAGCTAGAATGAGGTTGATTCAAAAAAGTCATGCTAAAATTCAAAAAACTAAACAATTGCTATCCCAATGTGATAGATCTTTGGTTTTCTGCGGATTAACCGAAGTTGCTGACAGTCTTGGAATACCAGTATATCACAGTAAGCAAAAAGAAGAAAAAGAATTCTTGAAATTCTGTCAAGGTGAAGGTTCTCATATGGCAGTTATAAAGCTTGCACAAGCAGGAATAACTATAAAAAATTTAGATACTGTTATTTTTAATTATACTGATAGCAATGAGGAAAATTTTATCCAGAAATTGAATAGGGCAATGAATTATGAATACACTGGTAAAATTGCAGATATAAAAATAATAAGTACAAATGAACAAATTGAATTGAAATGGTTAAAAAAAGCACTACTTCCATTAGAGAAAGCAAAAGTAAAAGGTATAAATTAAAGAAGAAAATCTGTAAATTACTTGACTCTGATAGCAAGGAAGATTTTTTACTAGGTCTAGAATTATCTAGTAAATTATCGGAGATGCAATTCCGAAATATATTAAAATATTGTGAAAATATAGACAGTAATAATTTTAATACTGAAAAAAAGAATAGCGCAGTTTATTTTATAAAATCATTTGAAAATGAGATTTTTAAATCTACAGAAGGGTATTCTGAGTCTATTGCTGATCATTATATAGAATTTTGTGGAAATATTATATATATTGACACCAAAAGATATGTAAAAGAAAAAATAGAAAAAGATCAAGATAACAGAACTTACATTTTTGAAAATGAAGAAACACTTAAATATTTTTTAAAAACAAATCCCAAATATGAAAAGTATTTTAGAACAACAGGTGGAAATTCAAATTGAATTGGCTAACTTACAAAGCTCATTAGATTCTTATCTAGAAGCAATTCTTAGATCTGTAGATACAGCTTTAAGGAATTCAGGTGTTCCAGAAGAAAAAATATTTGAATATAAAATCATTATTGCAACAGCACTTACTAATTATGGCAATCATTGTATTAAAATGGGATCACTTGTAACAACTTATGAATATGAAACAGATAAAATTCTGAATTCCAACAAATTAACATTTTTTGAAAAGATCTTCTTCAGTATTAAAAATCTCTTCAAACGTGGAAAATCTAATAAAACTGATATGTAGCAGTGATCCAGATGATCAAAAGATTGCACTTACCATTATAAGCAATGACAAAAAACTTTTAACAAAGGAATTAGCTACATTAATTTATATCAATGTGAAATTCAACTTATTACAAGAATACCTTAATTTTGAACATGTTTCTTACATAATGTGTAGTGGAGATTCTTTTATAAATAGTATTCTCAACTCGACTATTAATTGGTAGAAAAGTACTATCTTTGCTAAAATTAAATATGATTATGCAAAGTGAGTATGGTAAAATTTTAGTATTGGGCCAAAGTGGTCAAGGTAAGACATTTTTAAGTAAAACTGCAAACAAAGAAACAACAGGTTTTATTAATGTAAGTAGAAAACCTCTAAGTTATAGAGGAAATTTCAAGTTTCACGGTAAGCCAAAAACATGGGCTTCATTTATGAAAAATTTTAGGGATTATGTAGAAAATCCAGATATTGAGAATATTATTATAGATGATGTTACAATGGCTTTTGACATGCTTTTACAGGAAGCACAAAAGAATTTCAAGGGGTATGACATTTATACCCATTTTAACAAAAATGTGCCTGATTTCCTAGACCTTATCAGGGATGCAAAGAAAAATGTTATTGTTACAGGACATGATGAAACTCTTCTGATTGAAGGATTTAAGCAAAAAAGAGCTAAAATCCATGGTAAACAGTTTGAAGGTTTAGTAGAAAGATATTTTACTATTGTATTATATACTGGTACAAAAGTTGTAAATAACAATCCTGTATATTTCTTAAAGACATTTGAAGTAGATACTTCTGCAAAAGCTCCACATGAGATGTTTAGTGAGATTGAGATTCCAAATGATGCACAGTTCATCTTTGATACAGTAAAAAGTTATTATGAAGATACCTCAAATTAAATCAACACCAGTAGTATTAAATAAAAATATTGGTGTAATTGTAAAAAATGCTAATTTTGTGAAGATTAGAGAATTTGACAGTTTATCTAAAGCCCAAAGGTGGCTATTTCTTCCAAATGGGTCTATATGGAAATATCTATTTGGAACATGTCCTAGAAACCAGAGATTTGGTATAAAATCTAAAAAATTAAATGAAAGATTTCATTTTGAACTAAAAAAATAAAACATGAGTGTGAAGAAAAGAACAGTGAAAAGTGTGAAGAAACAACAAGTGAAGGTGCGTTATGCTTTAGTAGATGCTAAAGCTTTTTTGAGCGACTCTAAAGAGTCGGAAAATAATGTTTATTTAGCAAGTGATGCCAAAAAAGATCCAAATCATACAATAAATAGTTACCTTCTTCATGATGGTAATGAAGAAGATTTGAAAGAATTGGCGATAGTCAAGCTTGAGTATGTAGGTAAGCCAGTAGTAAAAACAGTTAGGGATATTAAAATTGTATAATATATGATTACAGGAAATGTGAAAGAGAAAAGTGAGAAAGGTAGTTTCCAGAAAAAAGTAGGTTTTTTTGTAGGTAAAGTGATTTCAGTTAATCCAGACAATGAATGGCTGGAAAGTAAAGGTTATGAACTGAAGGAAGGTTCTAAAATGACTCAGTATTTGAATGAGAAAGAAGGAGTTACAACATTAAGATTGGATTTTTATCTCGAAGAAGAGAGTTCAAAACAATTGATGAAAGTTTCCTATTATTTAGAAGATAGGGATAAAATTAAGAAAGATGGAAGTAAACAACAGTATATCAATGAACAAGGTAACTCAACTTGGTCTGATACTGAAGAAAATCTTCCTTCTTGGTTTACTAAATCAGAATATAGAATAGCCAAAGTTGGAGAAGCAAATCTTTATGATTTTCTCAAAACTTGGTTAGATGACTTGAATTTTGCAGATCCAAATACAGTTTTACATTTAGATTGGAAAAAACTGATGAATGGTAATGTAAGAGAGATTTCAGAGCAAATTAATGGTGCTTATTCAAAACCTGTTGTATTAAATTCTGTTATTCAAACAAAAGAAACAGACGATGGGGTTGTAGAGTATCAAAAAGTTTATAATGGAGCGGTTACTCAGGAGTACAATATGAAGTATCTGAGAACTAAATCTTTTACAGAAGATTATATCGAAAAGATAAAATCTGCAAAGCCAAGAGATTTGAAATCTTTTGAGAAATTTATCAAAAATATTGTTGATGATCAATATGGCTGTAAAGACTTTTTTAGTTTAAAGCCGTTACATGATTATGATCCAAAAGAGAACATTGTAGGTAAAAGAGAAATTTCACCTGAAGATTCTGATTATTAATGGCTCGTTGCTTGCGTTTTTCATAATAAAAAGCCCCCAGTAGAAATACTGGGGGTTCTTTTTTAAATTTAAAAGTTATGGGATATTTATATTATTTTTTAATAGGTTTAACATATTATATGTTTAATATTGGTGTGAGAAAACTTCATACCAAAAATGAAGAAGGTGATGGTTGGTTTTTAGTACCTTTTTGGTTGTTTGGTTGGCCAATATGCTTTATTTTATTATTTGCTGGTTGGATAGAAGATAAGGTAACAAAAACTCATCATGAACATACAAAATATTAGCTATGATTCTACAAGGTTCAGAAAAAGTAAAAATTTATGATAAATTACATAAATTAGCAATGTCTAGTAACTTTGAAGACAAATTAATATTAGAAAGTTTATTTTTAAATTATTTAGATAAGCTTTCTAGAAAACAGGCTATGTTTATAGGGTTTTTTTTACCTTGGGCTACTAATGAAAGATTAAAAGTTATAGATTTAATTGAAGAAAATGATAACTGGAGAGAAGAAATTAAGCTATTTGCAAAAAATAAGGAATCTGATAAGTGATTATGACATTTATAAAATGTTTTATCCTTATAAATTTGTTGTAAATAAGAGATGTAGGTCTCCATTCAGAAAAGATGACAATCCCTCTTTTCTGATAGGTAATAAATATGGAGATTATTCACATATAGATTTTGGCGATGGTAAATATAGAGGTGGAGCTATTGATTTTATAATGCAGATAGAAAATGTAGATTTTTCTACAGCGTTACAAATAATTGATAAGAAATTTGGTCTTGGTATAAAAAGTGATCTAAAAGATTGGAAATCAGTAGTTTCTAGCTATGAACAGCCAAAAATAAAGGAAAATGAAAGAGAAGTAGATATTCAATGTACTACAAAAATTTTTACTGCTGACATGCATAAGTGGTGGAATAGTTATCATCTTTCTGAAGATTATTTAAAAAATAAAAATGTCTTTCAGGTAAAGAATCTATATATTTCAAGAAAGAAATTTCCATTAGATTCAAAGGAAATTGTAATAGCTTATCTGAATGAAGATGGGAAAATGAAAATATATAGGCCAACATGTCTAAGGAAAGTAAGCAAAGACGATCAATTTTATATATGGAGATTCAGATCAAATATACCATTTGACTATATGTTTGGTAAAGAAAATATAAAAAACTGTAAGAAATCTTTAATACTTAAAAGTAGAAAAGATGAATTAGTAAGCTCCCTAATTTTACCATGTGTAGCATCAGTACAAGCAGAAAACATAGCTTGTTTTAATCAAAAAAATGTTGAATTTCTTCAAAAGAATTCAGAAGAAATTTATATAGGTTTTGGTACAGATAATCAAGGTAAAGAACAAAGCAATCTTATTACTAAAACTTTTGGTTGGAAACATTATAATACTGAAGATAAATATTTACCATTAAATGATATAGCTGAAGTAGCTAAACAACATGGATTAGAAACTGTTGAAAAGCATATGAAAATAAAAGGTTTATTATGAAAATAGAAAAATTATTAAATTCTAAATCAAAAGAAGATATTCGTTTAGCTTTTCATTTTCTATCAGAAATGAAAAGTAAAGGTCTTATTGAATTTTTTAAACAATATGGTGAAGAAGCTGGAGACGAAAATAGTTATTTTATAAGATTACCAGAATTTAACAATTCTATTTGGGGATATGGTTTCTACATTAGAAAGGGATATAAATATTTAGGATTTTATGGTAATGCTTTTTATTTAGATTCAATAAATGAAAAAAACAAATCTCATGAAAACGATCTAATGCCATATATATTTAAAAAAGATGACCCAAGAATTAATGACTGGTTCCAATGAAAATAGAAATGTTAAAAAAATTATCCCTGTCTAAGGAGAGTTCTGATATTAAAATTCTTTTTGAAATCTTAAAATCATTAGATAATACAACTTTAATAGATGTGTTTAATCAAATTGGGAGGATAAGTAAAAAGCCAAGTTCGTTCTTTTTACCAGTACCAGATATTAAAAAACACATTTATGATGAGGAATTTTATATAAAAATTGGTGAGTTATATCTCGGTTATTTACATCATTGTATATGTTTACATCCAAAAGATGAAGTTTTAAAAATGTGTAAACTTTTCTATAAATTAAAAATATATGATAGAGAAGGTAATCAAATTGATAAGATCTTATGATAAAGGAGACATATTAATAGGTCTCAACTTAGTAAGAAGCATGGATCCAGAAACTCTCATTAAATTTATGAAGATGTATGGCGTTTCTTATATAAGAGGTTGCTATACGATTGATACTGATCTTCTTATGCAAAGAAGGGATACTATCCCTGATGAATTCAATAATGTATACTATAAAAGAGGTAACTATTATTTAGGGTTCCTGGTTGGTAATATTTATTTAGACAATGAACAAGAAAGACAAAGATCAATATCAGAACTCAATTTATCAAATGAAATCCTTGATTAAATTGATAAGAGGAACTCATGAGGATAGATTAATTGCAGCTACTTTGCTGTCAAATAATAGAGAATTATCATCAGAATTGGAAAGGATTTTTTGCATTTTAGCTTGTGATGAAGGTTCAATAAATATCACTGATTATGAACTTTATGATTTTTATTTTGAATTATATCTAGATGTTAAAGAATTTTTTGATGAATATGTTTATACAAAAAGTTCTAAAATTGAAATATTAAAAGAATGGATAAAAAAATTTTAAAATTATTAAGTTCTGGTAATAATGCTGATATTGAAATTGCTAAAATTCTAATGTCAAAAGCTTCAGAGGAAGATCAAGCCTTATATAAATATTTATATATGCTTATTATAAATACCAGTTCTGATTTTGATAGAAATTATTCAGAAATTTGTGGGTATAATATAACAAATATATATACAGCATTGGATGATATTTATAATGTTAAACATAAAGATATAGCTGAAGCTTCAGTTATTAACCTTTTTAAAAATGTTAAATAAAGAATTATTTAAAGAAAAATTAGATACATGGTATCCTATTATTGAACCGCTTTTTGATAATGGTACAATGGATCAAATTTATGAAAAACTCAAATTTGATGGCGAAAGGGGTAAGAAAATAGTACCAAAAAGTGACTTTACATATAGATGTTTTAAAGAAACACCTACTGATAAAGTAAAAGTGGTTTTATTAGGTATGTGTCCATACCATACAATAATAAAAGGTACATATGTTGCAGATGGGTTAGCACTAAGCTGTAGTAATCACAAGGATTATTTAGCACCAAGTCTAGAAAAATATTATGAAGCTTTAGCTATTGAATTTCCACAAGTAGATATTGAAAAAAGCGGAGATTTAAAATATCTTGCAGATCAAGGTGTTTTATTGTTAAATTCTGCTCTTACTACTGAGAGAGATAAAGCTGGAGCTCACCAAGAATTATGGTTTCCATTTACAAAGTTCTTGTTTGAAGAATATTTAGGAAGATGGGATATTCCAGTAATACTTCTTGGCCAAGAAGCTCAGAAATTTTCAAAATTCCTATCTCCAATGCAGTGGAATTTTAGTTTAGAACATCCATCCTTTGCTGCTAGAAATAAAGTAGTATGGACAACAAATGGGACATTTAAAAAAGTAAATAAAATATTAAAAGATCTCGGAAAGGGGGAGATTAATTGGGTTTTGGAAGAAGCCCCATTTTAATTATGGAAACAGAAAAGTTTAGGAAAGCAATGAAGCTCTTGTTTGGTACAGAAGCGGATAGAGAACTTTTTAAATCTTTAGTTGTTGGAAAAATGAATAATGAAAATAGATCAGATTTATTTTTCTTTGAAAATGCCTGTAGAATTTTAGTACATAAAGCTGATAAAGCTGACCATTATAGAATAGAAAACGAATGGTTTGATGAAGTACCTAATTTTATATCTATGTTTACATGGCAATCAAATTCTAGAAAAGATTGGGCTGATAAATTTCTAAAAGAAATAAAAAATGGTAAAGAGAGTGAAAGAAAAGTTAAAACTTCTAGAATCAGAAGAAGTTCCAAGTAAACAGCTTATCTTAGATGCTGTAGAGTTAGCAAGAAATACTGAACACTCTGCTGAAAAGATATTAGAAGTATTAAAAATAACATATATACAATATTTAGAAAGGAATATTCCTAAAGAGTTAAAACAAGGTAAGTTACTATGAAGCAAATGACGCTTGTGAATGATTTGAACAAAATACAAAAATTGTTCAGTGGAAGGTTATACCAGGATAAATATACATTTATTCAGGAAATTGTGAGTAATGCAAAAGACAGTCATACAAGGGCTAATCAAACAAAACCAGTAGAAGTTAAGTTATATTATAAAGAATTTGATCCTACAAATAGTACATTTCCAATATATTCAAGTCTTACTTTTGAAGTAAGAGACTATGGTACAGGTTTAGATAAGGATGAATTTGATTTAAAAATCGGTCAGCTTGCATATTCAGATAAAGAAGATAATCTTCAAGAGATTGGTAGAATGGGTATTGGAAGTATAAGTTGGGCTGCTTATAACAATGAGTGTACATTTACATGTATTAAAGATGGAAAGAAGTTTGTTGCAAATATGAAGGAAGATGATAATGATGGGATTTCCTATGATCTTTCCGAATATGAGGATACTTCTGAGCCAAATGGTGTACTTTTTAGTATTAATGTTGGTTGTAAAGAAGGTGTCAGCGCATTTACTGGTAAAATCAGACAGAAACTAGCATATTTCTCAAATGTATGGTTTGAAATATGTAATGATGTTAGAATAAATAGTGAAATGGAAATCATTAGAACTGATCATTTCCAAATAAGCACTTTACATAAAGATGATGAAATGCATTTAACTTTAGATGATGTGGTTTATCCTATAAATTGGTCAAAGCTTGGAATTCCACCAATATATGAAAAATTAGCACTTAGATTTGCGGCAAAAGAAGGATTAGAACCCACAATTACAAGAGAATCAATAAGATATACAGATCATGTAGTAGAATTGATTATGAACAAGTTGAAAGCATCAATTGAATGGCTTGTTAATAGATGGAATGAGACTTGTGCAGATGCTGATATGCTAACTTGCATCAAAAATTATAATATGGCGAAGCTTGTGAGATTAGCTAACCATAATATAAAAATTGATTATCTAGCCAATTTATTTGATGGATATGAAGTTAAAGAGCCTGGAATAAAAGGAATAAATTCATCACTTTTAAAGAAGTTTTTTAAAAATTTTGATTATTGGTCTAAAACTAATTTAAATATTATAGGTTATACAGATACATATAGAATGTCAAAAACTGTTTATGGAAATATTTCTTTAAACATGCCAGTAAATTCTTCTTATTATCTAGTTAAGGATAAAGTAGATAGAAAAAGATTAAGTGCTTTAAAGAAATCTCTTTCCGGAATTTATAATACTGCATACTTAGTAAAATTAAAATCACGGAGTTTAAAGAGGTATATAGCTAATTTAAATCTTAAATCAACTGAAAAGAACCTATGGAGATCTAAAATAAAAGATTTTCAAGAAATTGAGGATTTGTATATAAAAGAAATGTTTAAACCATTTGAAGATATTGAAATCCCTGAAGTTGAAAAGATTAAAACTAAAACAACTTCAGTACGAAGAACTAGAACTTCTGAAGAGATTACCGTATATGAGATTAGACATTCATCTGTTAGAAATAAAACTGCTACAAACTTAAAAACAGTAAATCTTGGAAATCTCTATAAAGAACCATATTTCCATATATTTCATACAGAAAGATCTACATTAGATAAAATATTTAGACTACAAAAATCTAATTTTAAACAATGGTTAGTATCAGAAAGAAATTATGCAAAAATTAAAAAACTAAATTTACACAATTTTATGACAGCTGATGATTTCTTAAAGGGTGAAAGTAATATCTTATCTAAATGTGTTACTGGATATCTTATTAATAATTATATTAGTAAAAATCCAAAGTTATTTTCAAATGTAGATGTTTTAGAAACATATGTAGATGAAGAGATAATAGCTAAAATAAAAGAACTTATACAATATGGAAAGAAATATTCAATTGGTTATATTTGGGATGATAGTTTTAGAAATAGTATTGTAGAATTAATAGAAAAAACAAACACTTATGATTTTTCTATTTGGCATACATTTAAAGCAGTAGAATCAGAACTTGATAAATATAGTTTTGTACAATTTTTAAGTCACCCCCTAAGAAACACTATATTAGCAAGACAACAAGAAAAAGAAGAAGCAAAAGCAGCATTTATAGATATTTGTAAATACAGAAGAATTAAAACTAAAAAAGTATGAATATTGAAAAAAACATTCCAATTACAAGAAAATCAGTAGGAAGAAAGAGGATTTATAATTTTGAATCTATGGAAGTTGGTGATAGCTTTAAAGTACCAGCATCCAAGAGAAATAATATACTGTCTTGTATTCGAAACTTTAATTATGTAAAAGGTTACAAATGGGAGTTTTCAACAAGAAAAATAGAAGGTGAGGATAATATAAGGGTATGGAGAGTTAAATAAATAAAATGAGTGTAAGTGAAAAAATAAAGAAGTTGATGCAGAGTGAAAATGTGGAAGACAAGGAGCTTGCTATTTTTTTACTTGAGAGTGATAAAATTTCTTTTGAAGAGAAAAAAGAATTTATTGAACATTTTCTTAAAAAATCACCAGAATCTTTCTCTAAAGAAGAGATTAAATTACTTAGAGCTTGGTTAGATCTAAGTAGAAAAAATGCAGAAAACTTAATTAAAAATCGTATACAAAAATTCTAATTATGGATTATGAAAAAAGTCTCACCGAGCTTGCTTGGGAATTAGTTATTGACGAACCGTTTTATGGTTTATTCTTAACAGAATTAAATAAAAGGTTTGTAGATGATAGCTCCGGAATCCCAACAGCTTGTGTTGCAACAGCTCCTGACAGCATCAACGTAAGTCTCTTGATAAACAAGGGGTTTTGGAAAGATTATCTGAAAAACGATAGTCAAAGAAAGTATGTTTTAATGCATGAACTTTTACATGTAATTTATGAGCATTTCCTATTTAGGGATATCAGAACTGACCATTTAATAGATAATATCGCATGTGATATTACCATTAACCAGTTCTGTGACCAGAAATATGAAAGACCTGCTGATGGTCAATTTCTTGAAAATTTTAGCGAATTAAAGCTAAAACCTATGGAAAGTACTCAGTATTACTATGATGAGTTAAAAAAAGCTCAACAGAAGAAAGAAAATTCTGCTGGTAAAACTGATAGTTTGGCAGGACCAAAAGGTAATAAAAAAGGAAGTTCTGGTTGTAAATCCCTTGACCAGATGTTGGATAACCAACCTGGAAACTGGCATAAGTCATGGGATGAAATGACACAGAATATGTCAGAATTGGAGAAAAAACTTTTAGAGAAGCAAATCACTTCTGCATTAAAAGAAGCAGCTGAAGCTGTAGAAAAACAGCGGGGTGATATTCCAGCTTTTCTCAAAGAACTTCTGAGTAAAAGATTGGAAGTTAACGAACCAACAGTTCAATGGAAACAGCTTTTCAGACAATTCGTAGGTTCAGCAATGGTATACGATCCATATAGAACCAGAAAGCGCCCAAATCTAAGATTTGAGGATGCCCCAGTAGTAAAGAATAAACCAAAGGTTAGGGGAATTTTTGCTATTGACCAGAGTGGTTTATAAATTGAGCCACCTTACGTAGTAATACGTATGTAAAATGCTGTAAATTGCGGGAAAGCCGTTAGAGTTTAGAAGTACTAACCTACTATAGAAATATAATAGGGGCTGATCTAATCAATCAGATATAGTAAAAAGCTTCTAAAATTTGGTAATCCGCAGCCAAGTTTCTGAAATAAATTTTCAAAATGTCTTGGAATTATGAGAAAGTTTTCTTAATTTTGACATCAAATCGTCAATATGAGAAAATTTAATCATGAAGAAATTACTAAAGACTTTAAATCAGGCCTTTCTACTAAGGAAATAATCAAAAAAAGAAAATGTTCTTTGCAAACTGTACATAACATTCTTAACAAACAAGGAATTACAGTAGATAGAAAAGATGTTAGAAGAAAACATTTTTTTAAAGATAATATTTTTGAAAAAATAGACACTCAAGAAAAAGCTTATTGGTTGGGATTTATTGCTGCAGATGGCTGTATTCCAGAAATGGCTACTGGAAGAAAATATTTTTCGATAGGAGTAGCCAAGAAAGATATATGTCATTTAGAAAAGTTTAGAGAATTTTTGGGGTATCCAGATTCTCTTAAACTAAAGAAAAATGGATGTTATTATTTAATAATTAATAACATGAAATTTGTTAATGATTTAATAAATCTAGGAATACATCCTAGAAAATCATTAATTCTTACTTTTCCTACTCAAAAAGAAGTTCCATCAGAATTACTATCTCATTTTATCCGAGGTTATTTTGATGGAGATGGTAGTGTTTATGAAAGAAAAAATTATCTTAGAATTAGTATATGTAGCGCAAAAACATTTTCGGACAAATTTTGTTGTAATTTTGATTATTTTAAAAAACAAACTGCTGGAAAAATAGATAGATTATGTATAAATAAAGCAAAAAATATAGAAAAATTTTATAAATATTTATATAATAATTCTACAATTTGGCTAGAAAGAAAGAGAAATATATTTGAAAATTTTTATTTAGAAAAAGGTTCAGAGATCATAATCAGCTAACCTAAAAAAGGTTAAAGGGATGATCCGGCTTATATAGAAATATATAAGATTAAACGTCAATGAGTCAAAATGATATTGAT